CTCAAATAATGCCTGTACATAATCATCTTGGAAACTCTCTAGCATTAATATACTAGCGTCCTCGAAGTTGTCAAAAAATAGGCATTCAGGCAATATTGACGGGCAGATAGTTTGATCTAGCATATATAGACGACTTTCAAAGTCGTAGTCGTTATCTTTCCAAGTCTGCGAGCGCATAGGGAAATTATATTTTTTACCTAGTGGTCTTACTAGTTGCCATAACTTACTAGCTATTGGGTCGGCTGCTGTTTGACCTTTTGAAGTATAAACACTAAAACCACGTGCAGAGCCGTCGAAGGCGTTACTATGTAGGTCTATTAAAATACTTTTCTGTGCGTTGGTGTGGTGGTTATTGGCTTGGTCTTTCTTATATTTTAGACTCCAGTCCTGAGTATTGTGGTATAGCTTTTTATATACCATCTTAGCCTCTTTTAACTTCTTACAAAGTTTATCCGCTATGACTCTGTTAAATACACCTTCATAAAAGAACCTATCCCCGTGAAACTCTCCTTTTTCGTGCTGGTGCTGTTTGGCTGGTGCTGTGGTGTATTGGCCTGTAATACTGTCTATACCTCCGTGACCTGCTGAAATAATGTAACAGTAGCGGCTACTGGCTTGATATTCGCTCAGTAGTAAATTGTTTCTTAGATGCCTATACGAGTTTTTCAAGTCGTTAAAGGCTTTATCCATTTCAATTAGTTTGTTCATTTTGATTTATTTAGTGCGATTAAAGCCAATTTTAAAGCATCTCTCTCGTCTTGGTTTGGCTTCGCTTTAGTTAATAATATTTTTTTTGATTTAATAACCCACTTAAAACCGTCCTCTGTCCATTTACCGCCTTTATCTTTTGGGCTAATATCTAAAACATCGTAACCTTTAGCCTTTAATATATCTACGGTGTACTGGCTCGCTGCTTGGTTTTTTCCTACGTTCCTACTTTTACGGGCTATTACGTTTTTATTGCCTCTCATGTCAAAAGTGGCCTTTTGTAAATTACTATTTTCAACGCAGAAAACAGTACTAGCAATATCAGGAGGAGAACTATCCAACCATCTACAAAAGTCTAAAAAGCCATTTCTAAACATTTTAAAAGATGCCTCTTTTGTATCATTGTCTATAATGGCCATAGCAAAACCCTTTTGTCTAAAGGCTGGGTCAATGCCTATAAATAGGTTTTTACTCATTAAAATATTTTTTTAGTTTATTAATACTTTCTTTAGATATAGGTCTACTATATTGGCTCTTATATATTACCTTAAATAACACTTCTGAGCTAACAGGGTAGGGATTATTAGGCCGATAAGTTAAACGGGTTATCTTTAGCCCTCTCTGCTGTATATCCTTTAATAGTTTACGCCTTATTACTATCCTGTCTTTTATCAGGTTCAATAGGTAGATAGTTTTTACTTTCAGCATCATAGTAAAAATCCTTTTCTATACCAAAAAACTTTAATAGCTTTATTTGTTTTGATGCTTGAAACTTTACCACTCTTTTATTTTGGTGTAATATCTCTCTAATTAACCCAACGCCTACAGGAAAAGGGTTAGTCTCTCTTTTATATAGGTCTCTGTGGCTTATCTCATAGTCACACATATAGTTATATATACAGCCTGCTAAGATTCCCTTTGTTTTAATGTCTATTTTTGTATCCTTCATGTAACAAATATAATAAAAGTTTTGAAATAATACAAAAAAGTTTTGCACTTTATAGAAAAATACCTATATTTGTGTATAAACAACAACTAAAAAATATAAAATTATGGAGTTAGAACTGTTAGAGATGTTTCAGAAGAAACTAAACACAGACCCACCAAAGAGCGCAATAATTAAAGACCGTCAAGGTTTCTTTTACCTGCCAATATCTTACTATGAAATTATGTTAGACGATATTTACTTCGGGCAGTGGACTACTACCGACTTAACTACTCAGATAGTAGCGAATGAAGTAATAGTAAGCCTACAATTAAACGTTTTGCATCCTATCTCTGGCGTCTGGCTGTCCCGTACTGGTTGCGGTGCGTCTGCTATTATGCAAAATAGCGGGGCAAGTGTGACCGACATAAGCCAAAAGAAGAAAAACGCACTACAAAAGGACTACCCCAAAGCAAAAAGCGAAGCCCTTAAAAACGCTGCTAAATCATTAGGGAAAATCTTTGGCCGTGACATAGCAAGAAAGTCGGACGCAGTACACCAAAATAAAGGCTTTGTAGATGGTGCTAAATTAAAAATGATTGCTCAACAAAATAAAACACTAAAAATCGATGCAGCGCAAGAAGCATAATGTAGAACAAAATACCCCTGAATGGTTAGCGGCTAGACTTGGCAAGTTTACCTCTAGCCAAATTTACCGACTATTTACAGACCCAAGGACAAAGAATACCCCTAAAAATTATGGCTTATCTAATACGGCTTTTGCCTATTGTGAATCTAAACTAGCCGAGTTGTTTTATCAAGAAGACGTAGCTACGTTTGGAGGCAATGACGCTACTTTATACGGTCACGAAAACGAAATACAAGCCCGTTTAGCCTTTGAGCAAATTACAGGTATAGAAACGCAGGACGGTAATTTTTGGACGTATGGAGACAACGGTAGTAGCCCAGATTGGTTATTTAAAGAATCGTTTTGTGAGTGTAAATGTTTTTACTCAAAGGTTCAATACGTGCGATTTGTTAGGACTGTAAATAGTGCGGACGAGTTAAAAGCGTTTTCAAAAGACTATTACTACCAGACACAACACCAACTTTATACAACGGGTAAAGATTATTGCATTATGTTTGGCTACGATGGTAGATTACTTAATAAACAAGACCCAAAGCGGAATAGTAAATTTTATCACGCTGTTACTATCCATCCAAATGAAGAAGTGTTTAAACAAATAGAAACCCGTGTAAAAGTTGCGGCTGATGTAGTACAAGATATGTTAAACGAATTATTGAAATAATGAAAAAACAGATATTAAACCAGATAGATAAAGCCTTAGACTGGTACAACAAAAATTATAAAGGCTACCAAGACATAGAGATGCTGCTTAATTTAAGCGATAAATTAGCCATCTTAAACTGTAACCTAGTAGAAATACTAGCCGAGTCCTCAAAGAGCTATTTAAGCCTATATTTAGACCGTAAGATAATGTTTGCAGGTTTTAAGCTAAATTACCACAGCGACGGTAATAGTCTAGCTAAAAGTGAAGAACTAGCAACCAAAGGAATAAAGGACATTAAGCAGAAGGAGATAGAGGCTGAGGTAGAATTATTGTTCTTGAAGGAGAAAAGGCGAGCTATTGAAAAAGTGTTGCAATCAGTACAGCAAAGAATCAGCTATCTAAAGCAAGAAAAACAGAGGATGAAACCTATACAAAATTAATAAAAACCATGACACTGGAACAAGCCGAAAAATTAAGAAAGTTTAGATATGATATATTAAAACTTTTTCACACTTTACACGAAACAGACAAAGCAAAATTGGGTATCTGCGAAAATTTTTTTGCAGTCAAGCAAACAGGGCAGAAAAAAACGATAACAAGATTTATAACAGCAGAAGAAGCGATAAAATTTTATAACGAAAATAATAAATAAAATGGAAAACAAGACAAAAGGAAAAATTATAGACATATTCCAAACGCAGCAAATCAGCGATAAATTTAAAAAACGTGAATTTGTAATTGAAACCGACGAGCAATACCCACAGCTAATAAAAATGGAGTTCGTGCAAGATAATTGCAGTAAATTAGACTCTTTTGCTATTGGGCAAGATGTAGAGGTCTATTTCAATTTACGTGGCCGCAAATGGACAAATAAAGAAGGCAAGGATAATTACTTTATAACTCTTAGCGTCTGGCGAATGGTAGAAGCAGGAACTAAGACAGAAATCCCAACACTACCCCAGACACCGCCTAAAAGCCCTGAACCGATAGGAGATAGCGACGATTTACCATTTTAAGAAAACTAACCCTAAAACTATTTTATAACGGTAGGTATATGGTTGGTGCGCCTACTACAAACGATTGAATTAAGCACTTACCTTTATTGGCACATTAACTATATACAATGTTGTGTGCCGTTAATTTTAGTATAATGGAAAAATATTTTATTTTAAATGATGATGGCAAATACTATGTTGCCGAAGGACAAGCTACGTATGATATTGATAAGGCTTTAAAAATTGAAACATTGGAAAAATTAATAACAACCATTCCAATAATGAAAGATTGGAATTGGGATTATGTTGTTTATGAAGTTTCGAATGGTGAAATTAAAAAAGTCGATGATAAAGTTTGGATGGATATGCACAGAAAGTGGAAAGAAGAAAACCCAAAAGGATATGAAAAACTTTATAGTGCTTCTGGATTCTCAAACTTTATTAGAACCACCACTTCTTAATGGCACACAACACCCGTGCAAAGCGCCGTACTTGTATGCGCTTTGCATATTGTTATAATTTTTAAACAACTAAAAATAAACTATGAAAATAAAAGAACTGAAAAAGATAACGGCTACTTTAAAAAAATATACTAGATATGTTCCTCAGCCGTAAACCGCCACACATGAGCAACAAGGAGTATAATAAGACGCTCCAAGACCTAAAAGATTCCTTACATCTAACAGAGGCCGAAACGTCTAAAATTAGGGTAAGGAATGAACAGCAAAGGATTAAAAGGAATAGAAAATGATAAATATATTGATTTCAATAATAATAGGGCTGGCGCTGGGTTGGTGCTTGTCTGATTAAAAATGTAATAAGTTAATTATGATTGAAAAAATAAAAGAGATACTAAAAGGTATTGACAAAGATATGTCCGAAGATAAAAAGGGATGGTGGGAAACTTCAACAGGTGCGGGATTTGGAGCAAAGAAGTTAAAAGAGATAGAAGACCTAGTAAAATTAAATTTATTAAGTGAAAACCAACTACTAAAAGAATTAGAAAGGCTAAAAAATGAGAGTGGAACATACTCTAATAACACTTATTTTAACACAGGTTATTATACAGGTATATTGGACGCAATAGACTTAGTGAAAAAATTATAGAACAATGTTAATACCAATATATATAATGGTCTTTGCCGTAGGTGCTGCGGCTTTGCACTTGATGTTAAATATTAAAGAATAATGCTCCGCATAAAAATAGTGCGACACAAGAACCAAATTAAATTAAGTACAACTTTAACATAGCATTATATTTATGCATTGTTAGCAAATGTTAAATTATGACAGTAGGAGAAAGAGTAGATTTATTAGTAAACGCAACTGATGATTACGCAGAAATAAGGTTAAAAACAAGCGACCAATTTATGAAAATGATGAAATTTATGTTTAGTGAAAAATATAAGTTGATTGAAGATAAGGAAAAGGAGTTTAAAAGAATGATTGAA